CTGTATACTCGAAAAGAATATTGTAACAATTCCTCTGTTCTTGGCGTCTTAAATCGAATAATTAAAAGTTCATCACCAACAATTGGTGCCATTTCAATTAGACCTTTGGAGTCTAAAATAGCAAGTTCACAATAAGAACCATACTGATATAAATCATGAAAAATAACAAACTCTTGAGCAACACCCTCAAGAGGAACAACTGTTCCATTGTATGTTATTAAATCGATGCTTCTTACATCAACATCATTTCGCTTTGCCATTATTCAAAAATACTTTCTACTTCTGTCAATAATAATGATAGATAATCTCTATGAAGAATTTTTAAATTTCTCTTTGCATCATTGAGTTCTACCTCATATGTGTATGAGTCTACTTCTCTCTTTTCCCCTATAGGCAACGCGGCGTATGTTGTGCTATCAACATTTATTTTTTTCTCAGGGATAATTGTACCATCATATAAAATTTCATTTGATTGATATATCCATTCATAGTGATGGACTTGCTGTTGTGCAGTTTCCACAGCGCCATATTTTGATTTTATAAAATTAACAAATTCTTGATAATCCAAAGGCAAGTCATATTGTGGGTCTATAATGTTATTTGTCAACATAATTACCCAATCTAATGAAACATCACCATAATATCTATCAGCAACAAATTGCAATGTATGCCCCTCTTGTAAGTTGTGACTGTGAAATAATACTGTTTTATTATTTAAAGCATCTAAAACTTTAAAACGCACAAGAGGATTTTGAATTACTTTATTTGCACCATTTTTCAATAAATCATATTGAATTGTTGGATGGTTTCGAAAGTAGAAAGCCATTGTATTTTACCTGTTTGAATTTAGAATGGATTGTTTGGTCAATGTTGTGACTTCTTGGAATGATAAACCAATTTGAATTGATACCGGAACCTTGTATGTTGTATCATTGTCATCTACAACAGAATCTTGTTTGGTGAAATATAAAGGTTGTCCTTCTGCATGGTAATTAACAGAAACATTTTTGAGTACAGATGGACCGATATTAAATAAAAACTTATCATGATGAAATTCAATATCAAATTGTTCGGGGTAATCATAGAAAAACTGAAGAACGCCGCCTGCAGTTTGACTAGATATTTCACTTGGTGCTGAGTAATATTTCAATAATTTGATAATATTTAATATCGATACTGATTCTTTAAAATCTTTTGCGACAACTTTCCAGGAAAACTCATGCATTCTAAATTCTGGTTGGGAATACAATACCGCCATATATGGATTTCTTGCTAATCCAGCACCACCTAAAGCGCCTTGACCATAAGGAGTTGCACCAGCTGCTCCAGCTAAAGAATAAACACCATATGCAGCAGCGCCTTGTAAATCTTCTTTTCCTTGTTTTCCAGTTTTTGGTAATGCATTATATAAAGCATTCCCAATAGTTTTAGTAGCCTTTACACCAGCATCTATTACTTTTCCAAAATCTAAATTCATTGCACCTGCAATGAAGTTTCCTGTCTCTGTACTAAGTTTTTCAACAGTGCTCCTCATTTCACTGCCCTTGTTAGCAAGAACGTTGCCAATTGGACCAAGTGCTTCAGCATTATATGTTTGATTGTACGCTGTTGCTAAATTCAATGGTAAAGGTAAGAATATTCTAGCAATGTCTTTGTCTGTTGTGTAATCATTGACTTGCCTTAATGTGGTATACTGTCTGTCAATGACACGTATTGCCATCCAATGGTCAACCTCAACAATATTACTTGGGAAATAGAAAGAATCAGCGCTTGAGGATGCACCTAAAGCTGCTTCTAGATCACTCTTATGTTCATTCGTTTTATAAGAATTAAATTCAGAATTTAAAATTTCTGAAGGTTTTTTTGAAGCTGGTCTGCCATTTGCCATAGAATAAATACCTTAAAACATGGTTTTTTATTATTTATAATGAAATACGATCAAGGAAGATTTAAACCCAGAAACCCAAACAAGTACAAAGGAGACCCAACCAATATTATTTACAGAAGTGGTTGGGAACGGAAGTTTGCGAACTGGTGTGATCTAAATGAGGCTGTCATACAGTGGCAGTCAGAGGAATTTTTTATTCCATACAAAAACCCAATTGATGGTAAGTACCATCGATATTTTCCAGATTTTCTTGTCAAGATAAAAACCGCTGAAGGTGTTTTGGAAACTTGGGTGGTTGAAATTAAACCAATGAATCAAGTCAAGGAACCAAAAATACAAACTCGAAAAACAAAAAAATATATCACAGAAGTCAAGACATATGCAATCAATCGGTACAAATGGGATTATGCTTTGGAATGGTGTAAAGATAGAGGCTACAAGTTCATTATACTTACAGAAAAAGAATTGAATATTTAATATAAATAATGAAAAGGAGTTTGACTTGGTAGCATATATCTTTGATAAAATTCTAACACAAGGCGTGAGAGCAGGGCAAATACCAGCGCGTACTGATGCCTCTCGTAGTTGGTTTAGAGATAAAGCAGCTGGTACTAAAATTACGCCAAACAGGATAGTTGCTACTGCTGCACAAAGAGAAGGTGGATCTGCCGCACTAAGTAGAATGATACCTGGACAAAATGGTATTGGTAGAATGTATATGTTTTTTTATGATCCAAAACATAAACAAACTCTACCATACTATGATAGATTTCCTCTTATCTTTAAAGTCAAAGATGTAGAGGGTGGTTTTATTGGTTTAAACTTACATTATTTACCACCAGTGTTACGCGCAAAACTAATGGATGCATTGTATAGCATAGCGAGTGATACAAGATATGATGAGAATACAAAAATAAAATTGAGTTATGATATATTAAAAGCATCAGCAAAATACAAATGGTTTAAACCAACATTGAAAAAGTATTTAAACAACCATGTACGATCCAGATTTATTCTTGTTGATTCAGTTGAATGGGACATGGCATTATTCTTACCAACAGAAAGATTTGCTAAATCAAATAAACAAAGAGTCTGGAAAGACAGCAGGGCACTAATCTAATGGCATTTAACGTCAATCAATTCCAAGCAGAGATGACCAAAAACGGAATCGCTAAGACAAGCGATTTCGAAGTTGAGATTACAGGAGCACCAGTATCTGGTAATGTTCTTGAACCAAGTCAATTATCTCTTGGTTCGATTCTCTCGAATCCAGTTGGTACTGTTACCGATGCTGTTGGTGATTTTCTTGGTGGTATCTTTGGTACAGGAACTGGTGGTGCAAGATCAATGTCGTTTAGAATTGATTCTGTGACTTTCCCACAGCGGTCTCTTGCGCGTATCGATTACAAAGATTACGGTGCACCATATAATATTGGTAGTCTTGCAAACTATGTTAATATCGATTTCTCTGTTATTCTCAGCCCAGATTTAAGAGAGCGTGAGTTCTTCATGCAATGGCAAGATCGTGTTACAGGTAATCATAGAACAGGTGGTTCGAACTTTGATATTGGTTACTATGATCAGTATGTACTCAAACAAGGATTTACGATTTATCAGTTGAATCCAAACGGGCAAAGAACATACGCTATTCGTCTTGTTGATTGTTATCCAGAACAGATTTCATCATTATCTGGAAACTGGAGTACGACCGACGTACAAAAACAAAATGTCACAATGGCATATAGATACTTCACTGAAGAAAGGCTTGAAACATCATTCACCTTTGATGTTGACAATGTTGCTTCTGCTTTCAATGCTGTGAAGAATCTACCAAACCAAATAAAAGGAAGATCAAAAAACGCTCTGAACAGAGCTGGATTCCCATTGAATTTATAATATTGACCTGGAGTAAAATATGGCTTTACCTAAATTAGCAACACCTGAGTTTGAGACTGTTATTCCTTCGACAAAAGAACCGATTAAATTTCGCCCGTTCTTAGTGAAAGAAGAGAAGATTTTGTATATGGCTCTTGAGAGCGGAGATACAAATGATATTAAGAATGGAATTCTTAGTATTTTAGATAATTGTATTTTGACGCCAGGAGTAAATGTAAATGAATTTGCAACTTATGATGTTGAATATTTGTTTTTAAAATTAAGAAGTAAATCTGTTGGAGAAATTATTTCTTTAAACATTAAACATCAATACAGTGAATGTGAAGGAATAAAATCTTATGAATTAAATCTAGATGATGTTGAAATTCATTATAACGAAGATCATAAAGATACAATTATGATTACCGATAAAGTTGGTATTAAAATGAAGATGCCAAATTTGACTGATGTATTAAATAACACAAGTAATGATATTGATGTAGATTCTATTTTCAAATTGTTATTAAAATCGGTTGAATGTATTTTTGATGAAGAAAATGTTTATGATGAATTTAGTGAAGATGAATTAAAAGAGTTTATGGACAATTTAACACAAGATCAATTCTTAGAAGTACAAAAGTTTTTTGATACTATTCCAAAGTTATATCATAGTATTGAATGGACGTGTGATAAATGTGGTGAGACAGAAACAATTGAATTACAGGGTCTTCAAAGTTTTTTTATATAGCTCTCAGTCATGATACGCTTGGTAACATATACCAAACAAATTTTGGATTGATGCAACACCACAAGTATTCATTGACTGAGTTAGAAAATATGATACCGTTTGAAAGACAAATATATGTTGCTTTGTTATTAAATTACTTAGAAGAAGAAAAAGAACGTCTAGAAAGAAATTAAGATGGCAGATTTAGAAGAGGTTATCAAAGCAGTAAAGAAACAGCATCAAGGTACTCGTAATGATGCTAAACACTCTATCAAGAGCATCAAAGACACTTTGGGTCCTTCTTTGAAAAACATTGATGGTCATACTGCTCGTCTTGTTGAAATATTTCAAGATCAATTCAATATACAAAAACAACAAATAGCAGAACAAAAAGACTTACTTTCTCAAGATAGAAGTGGTGGTGCCGCCGTCGGCGGTGGTGTCGCGGCACCACCTGGTATAAAACAAGGAGCAAGCCAAGCCTTCGGTGGTTTGCTTGGAGGAATTGGTGGTATATTAGGTGGATTAGGCGGTGCAGCTTTGGGTGGCGGATTAATGTTACTTGGTCCAGGATTAGGAGCACTGTCTGCTGGTATAGCATCGTTTGCAAATCCTGTAACCGTTGCCGGTGGAGCTGCAATCCTAGCTTTTTTGGGTGGTCTGGGCGGCGTTGCATGGTTGGCTGGTAAAGGCGCACAAGAAATTGGTCAAGGATTTGAAGATATTGGTGATGGTATTGACCGACTAGATGATGTTGGCAAAAAGATTGATAGTGATAATCTGATTGCTGTTGGTGATGGTCTAAAGAAATTTTTAGAAAATGTTGGAAGCGTAAAATCAGCATTTGGTGCTATAGTCACATTCTTAACTGGCGATCTTCCAGCAATCGCCGATGGAATGGATAAACTCAACACCATAAATGTTGATAATGAGAAAATGAAAAAGGCGGGTGAAGGTCTTAATGTTTTCATGTCTGCTATGGGTGAAGGCTCTTTCTTTGGAAAATTGATGGGAGCAATCTCTACAAAGATTGCTCCAGATATGACTACTCTTGCAGAAGGGTTTACTAAACTCTCTGATGCTTCAAAAACGTTTGAACTCGCTAAGTTTCTCGACATGGCTAAAGGCATGGAAGAGATACATGAACCTCTTTATGAGTTTAGCAAGTCATTGTTACCAGCTAATGCTATTCTAGAAAAAACACTTCCTGATTTAGCAAAAGGTATCACTGCGCTTAATAAAGCTGAAGTCAATAGAATGGTTGAGGTGAGCGATGGCATTAAAGCAATTGATGCTAGTGCTTGGGAGATCGTAAAAACTGGTTTCGCAGCCAACTTTGTTGGAGCAAACGCACTTAAAGATATTTCTGATGGTGTTTCTTATTTAAATAAAACAGATGTAAGTAACACCCAAAGAGTAGCTGATGCTTTTACGACCTTAGATGGTCCCGTCTTCAGTATGATCAAGTCTGGTTTTGTTGCAAACTTTGTTGGTAAAAACGCATTGACTGATCTCGCTGATGGTGCCAAATATATTATGGAAAATCTAGGAACTGAAGAAAAATCTAAGCAAGCTAATTTGGCAGCTACTTCTATGAACAATATAAAAAGTTCTCTAATGGGGTTTGCTGGATCTAGTTTTGTCAGTGGGTTGGCAAATGCAGCGACAGGCTTATTGAGTTTCTTAACAGGAGAAAAAAGTCCAATAGAACAAATTTTATCTTTAGCTAAAGAGGTTGGTAATCTAGAGCGCGTGGGCACTGCTTTAGATAAGATTGCATCTGCGTTATCAAATTTTGCTAATATTAAAATTGATACTGATAATATAGATTTTAAAAAATTAGCAGAAAGACTTGGCGCTGCAATTCCAATGATGGAAGTTTTAGCTAATGGAGGTAAAACTGGTGGATTTTTAGGTATTGGGGAATTTGAAGTTAAAAAAGGGTTATTATCTCCTGATCTGAAACTCGATGAGATGGTCGATGCGATTGGCAAAGTTAATCGGGTATTGGGATTCCAACCAGCGTATGCTGGAGCTGAAATCAATACAGCTTCACCACAAGTAGCTGCAGAACAAAGAGGTGGTAGTAATATAGTTTTACCCTCTGACAATAGAGATCAAAGGCAAGTTACAACAATTAATAATATGGGCGGCGGCGCGTCATCAGCCGAAGAACCTGGTCCTAGACCAAATAACTTAGGACCAGGTTGGAAATAAAAAAAGAGGGGACCTAATGGATCCCCTCTCCAAAATGCATTGCGCTATTTTGTATTAGTCTTCTTCTGCTAGCTGTTTGAAGAAGTCTAAGCTATCATCAGATAACTCTTCGCTCAAAGGTTGATCCTCTTCTTGAACCTTCGCGGATTGTTGAACTTGACGAGGTTCTTCAAAAACTTCCTCGTCAACCTCGTCAGCAGTTGAGGATACTGCTGTAGCTCCAAGAACCCGATTTAAACGTGCTTGTAGTTCAGCATAGGTCTTGAAGTTTTTACGATCTAGAAACTCTTGTAGAGAGTATTGTGAGTTCCAGATCTTTTCCAACTCATCATCTTCTTCTGATAGAGCTGAAACTTTATCAAACTCTGACTTGTCGTAGTTACGATAACCTTCAACATTACGAATCTTCAGTTTGAGATTAGCGCCTTCCCAAAGATCAAAAGGATTGATTGGATCTTCATCTTCGAACTCAGGGTTCATTTGGTCGTTGATCTTATCCCAAATCTTCTTACCATACTTGTAAAGGAATACCTTACCCTCGTTTTCAGGATGAGTAGGATCTTTTACAATATAAATGTTTGAGATATAGTTTAGACGCCGCTTCTGTTTACGAGCCTGATCTTTGCCAGCTTCGTCACCACGATTCCAAAGCATTGTGTTATACTCGCCCACTGGATCTTTCTCGTTAAGAGTGGTGAGAGAGTTCTCAATGTACCAGCCACCTGGACCTTGAAAACCATGCGAGAATAGACGAACCCATGGAAGGTCTTCGCCCTTTGGTGAAGGAAGAAAGCGAATAACAGCATAACCGTTACCAGCTTTATCGACTTCTGGTTGCCAGAACCGAGTATCAGCTCCACCACTTTGATTGCTAGATTGGAGTTTGTTTGTCTCTGAAACGATCTTCTCGTAAACAGATTTGCGTGAACGCTTGAGGTCTTTAAAAGATGTAGTCATATGTATTTCTCCGTATTTCCATATATATTTGTATATTTACTTGTCCACAATAACTCATTACGATAATTTATTTATACTATATTTTTTCACCATTGTCAATAATTTTTTTCAAGATTTTTCGATATTCAAATTTATCATAGTGTAAAAACTGTCGGTATTTCTGTATCTGTTTCTTCTTTTCCTCCCATACTATATCATCAAGTTTCGCATTCCAGTATCTAGTAAAGTGAAGTATATCGTCGAGGATAATCATCGTTTCAATACATATTTTCTTTTGAAGAAAAAGTTTTAACAATTGTGGATGATTATTGTCCTCGACGATTAATAGATCATTTAATGATTTATCATTAAGATGGCTAAAGTCAACCAAAAAATCAACATCATTCCTAAACATATACGAAAGACTCTCTTGTCTTTTTTTGTAAGATACATAATTGTCCTCGCTTTCTTTTGAAATAAGATTACCAATCCAATTATCACTCACTAAAAAGTTACTTACGAAAAATTCTACAAGTTCATTCTTATCATATTTCTTTTGTAACTTGCGAAAGAAAAACTTATCATTTCTCTTGAGAAAAGATTCGATATTCGCACGGATCTTTCCATTATATTTAAAGTAATCATAATCACTGGTAAAATGCTGCTTCAACGCAAGATACGTTTTGTAAGCATCAAAGCCTTCTGCAACGTCATATGTCATTTTGCCGCCAAGTAAAGACCAATGTTAGAGAATGCATATCCAGCAAACGTAATTCCGATCGCAGTATTTCCTTTTGCATACTGATCAATTGAGATGTAAGCATAAACAAAACCAACAAATATAATCAACCAAGAACTCATGTTCACACCGGAAGTTTGTTAATCTTTTCTTTCATCATGTTCAGATCACTAGCTTCTAAGCCAATCATCTGTTTAATTTTATTATTAATAAGTTTTGCTGCGGTTTCGACTTCGATATTATTTTTTTCACAATAGTGAACTACTGCTTCCATATACGGAATATTTTTTTCCATAACTAATTTTTCTATCTTCATAGAGAATGCTTTTGTATCAATCATTTAATTTCCCATTTATAAAAAATGTGGTCTTCAATCTTTGCTGTTCGTTTCTTTGTCTTTGCCCATGCTGGTGATACATAATATGCATGATAATGAGTAGCACCAGAGGTAATATCAACCTTTAACGTATTCTTAACTATCATCTCAGAGATGTCATATATCTCTTCGTATGCTTTTTGATTATAAATCTTATCTGATTTACCATCACAGTACCAAGAGAACTGACAACGATTTCGAATCGGAATCATTTCTCCTGTGCCTTTCCATGATGGTCGATGCGGACCTTCCATTACTACTTCACAGATAGTATCTGGAAATCTTTTATCACGAACACGATTCATTGTAACCTGCCCAACGGCAATCTGCCCAGCAATGGACTGGTCACGAGCTTCGTGATATATGTTTATAGCCATACATGAGATTTCTGGATCCCATGATGAGTTAACTTCGTTTGAATACCCAATGCCACTAATAAAGAAAACACTGAGTAATAGTTTTGCAAGTGTCTGTTCCATCATTTGTAGATTATAACCTAACTATGTGGAAAAGTAAAGTTATTTTGCTATTACAGATAGTGGATTATTCAGTGCTTTTTGTATCTTATCGTCTACTTGTTTTCGCAGTTCACGCAGGTCTTTATCCATATCACGCTGAGCCTGTTTCGTTTCGCGCTCAACCTGACCAACGACCTTGTCCATCTGACGAATATCATTCTTCAGATCATTCTTAATATCTCTTGTGTAGTCTGCCGCTTCGACTACTGAGTTTTTAATGACATTGACTTCAGTCTTGACACTACTCATCTCTTCTCTCAAGACAGCAAGTTTCTTATCAAAACCAGAAAGATCTGGCGCTGTATAGTTTTGAATTGCTTCTTTCATATCCATATAATCTTTATAGAACTCAAAGGCTCCATATAAACCACCGCCTAGTGTCGAAAGTGCCATAACAACAGCAACCATTTTGCCGCCTCGGAATGTCATTCCGGCAAATTCGAATTCTGCCATTTATTTTCCTTGTCCTCTATACTTTTTATAAGAATTGCGCTTGGACTTGTTCATTGAACTTAATCCAATCATAGAATTGTTTCTACCAATTGAAGTTTTCTTTTTTACAGAAACTCTCTCAATCTTCAAACCAATACCACTTCGACCGCCTGTGCTTGCTTTTGCCATTTTATCATCTCCTATACTGCATATCAATCATTCTCTCGTGAATAATATCTTGCGCTTGATTAAAAAAAACTGAATAAGGATCCTTTAAGGTATCCATGTTGTAAATATCTTTAGACTCATACCACTGACTAGCATCTGATAAGTTAGCTTGATCCTTTGTTGGATCACTTGCTAGTGCTACCATTACAGCTAGTCTTGTAGTATCTGCTTGACCAAATGACTCGTTCGCCTTACTCATAAGGTCTGTCATAATTTGTTGAGCAATTGCTTCTTTGGCTTCTTTTTTATCAGATTCTGATTTACTCTCAGAATTTGAATCTGATTTGCTATCTGATTTATTTTCTGCTGTCTTTGATTCACTCTTAGACTCAGACTTTGATTCTGTTTTTGCTTCTGTCTTAGCTTCAGCTTTGGGTTCACTGCCAGCACTCTTAATCTCTGCTGTGGCTGCACTTGCTTCGCTGCTTTCTTTTGGGCTATCAACACTGGCAGTCTGCATTGGTTCCATCTGACTTTCTACCTTTGGTTCAGATGGTGTAGTGTTTACAGTAAATGTGCCAAGTGTTTGTGTGGAACCAGAATCACTATCCGATCCGCCAGGTGAAGTTGTCATTGTTACACTTGCTGTACCGTCTCCATTATCAGTTATGTTTGCTGAAAATGTACTTACGGTTTCAGTGCCTGATCCACCACTACCTTGAACTTCAATTGTCATTGAAGAAGTACTTGTATCAGTGGTAGATGATGGATTGTATGATGTTATCGTTTCTTCTTCGGTTGTAGATAGGACGGTCTGTATAGAGTTAATTACTTCCTGTGTTATCTGATTGACAACAAATTGTGTTACATCATAGCTAGCTGTAAGATATGGATCCCTCATAATTGGACCATATTGTCCAGCCCAGTATCCTACATCATATCCATAGAAATAAGCTCTTGCTGAAATATTAGAGAAATCACTATTAGCGCCTATAGTATTTGATAGTTGATCCAATCCGGATTGGGGTACTGAGTATGAATACGCTGTATAATCTGTACTTGTTACATTCCATGTGTTCGATTGCCAAGATATTGTGTTGCCTGTTGAAGTATTTGTTAGTGCTATTTTAATGTAGAATTGGTCATAATTACAACAACCATTCTAGTATGCTTTGACATCAGCACCAGCAGTTACACCAGTTAATGATCCTCCCTCGCCAACGAAACTGTCTAGGGTTCCAGTTGATCCCCAGCTAACAGACCCCCAAACATAAGTGTATTGATGGCAATTGAATCCGTTTGTAGAATCAGCGCAGTTATAAGAACGAATTCCACTGCCAACATTATCCTGCTGTTTATATACTCCTGGTGAAATCATATTTGCAGAGGTATAACTTGTTGTTACTGGTGTCGTTGTTGTAGTAGTGACTGTTCCTGCCACGTCTTCAGTAACAGTCTCTGTATACGTATATGTGTTGACTGTTTCCATTGTATCACCATATACGATGGTCTCAGTACCAGAAAGTGTCTCTGTTACAGTAACACCAGTGACTGTGCCACCACTTGGTCCAGTACCGCCTACGGTGTATTGTTGAGTATATGCATTAGAATATGAGGGGTATACCAAAGAAAAGAGCACCAACAGAAATGCCGATACCAATGACATGCCAGACGCTGACACCATCGCCTTCAATTTCATGTTTATCAGAGTCAGCGTAATCATCGACTAGTTGTTCTCCTGCGGAAAAGGGTAGTCGTCGTTCTTTTTATCCTCCGAGCCTTCCCTGCTTGAGACCATTAGTTTTGACCCAGATGGAACGTCTTTTGGATTCTCTTGCCATGCTTTCAATGCATCGTTTCCAATCTTCCCTCTATATGGGCATGGAGTTCCTGCCATAAGCATAGAATCAAATATTCTTGCGTCTTGGCAGAGTGTTGATACTGCCGCTACCTTCATACCCATACCGTATAATGAACGTGCAAGTTTAAGTCTTTCGCAGTTCTCGTCCGTAACTGTTATGCCTGATGCAATGCCAAGAATCTGTGTCTGCACACCAGCACTATATGCACTCTTACAAACATCATTATTATTGATTACTACGCTCGGCGCAGCAGCGGTGGGCGGGGTTTTATCTACAGTAACTGTATTTGTACCTGTAACAGTAGATGTAACTGTATTTGTTTGGGCTGCGGCTGTCACGGAAGTCATTATTAATAAAATCGCAGCCAATAATGTTTTTCTAAACATTAAAGACTCCCGTATAGATTAGTTTTTATTATTTATATTTTGTTTTCTTCTTTCTTCTTTAGCAAGTTCTTTGATATACTCTTTGATCTTTTGTTGAACTGTCTTTTCACAATACTCTTTACCTTCAATTATGTTTCGAGTTTTACATTCTTTTTTGACAATCTCTGAAATCACAATATCGTTTAGAGATTTCTCGTCATTAGCTATACGTACGACATCATACGTAGTTTTCGCTATCGATGTTACTTGGATTGCTGGTGGCAATGCACATGCGTTTAAAAAAAGTAAAAGAAAAAGATAACGCATGGCTCTTCCTAAAAAAAGATGAGGAGCTGACCATTGGCTCCTCGCGGATGTATTTCGGCATCACCCGTAGCGCGTTCAAAGTCGATATACGCCAATTTAACTAATCTTTCTTTCTCGTCATTTTTATTTATAATTACATGCACAAATCATCAAATTTAATTTGCATTGACCTTCTGTAATTATTATCATAACAAGAATTATTCAGCAAAAAGTTTCGATGAATAAAATTTTTTAGAAATTGAAACATTAATTAGTCTTTCTTATTGATAAACTGCTGAAGACGTTCAGCCTGATCGATAATCTCTTCAGGTGTGAACATCTTGGGAACATATTTCTCAACGTCCTTATAGAGATCTTTGTTAGTCTCCATGGCTTTGGTCATTGTTTCCCAAGCCATAGTTGAAGCCTGTTCATATTGACGATCAAGCATTTCCTTAGCCATTTTCAATAGGTCAAAACGAATTTCGTATGGATTCTTTGTCATAGTCTTTACTCCTTTGTGTGTTGTGTGTTAGTCACGTGTGTAACAATTACGAAGCAGCATTTCTGCTTCGTGGTGCATACCTTCTTTACGAAGGTTATTTGCAGCTCTACGATAACCATAGTCCTCGCAAAATCTCATAATTTTTTTGAAAAGATTAGAGAATGTAGCCTTTACTCTCTCGCATCTGGCTTTTCTCATATGTTGAACGGATTGGTATTCCCATTCTTCTTCTAGCGTGTAAGGTGTCATCGCTAGCCATTCTTTATTATATTTCATTTTAGTCTCCGTGTGTATGTGTGTAAGCATTATGCAATGGTAGTTTTTCTGTTTCTAGGAAAACTACCAAACCCAAGAAAGATTAAGCCGCTAGGCGGTAATCTTCAATGTAATTATCGTTTGCTGCGACAATTATAGTGTTTGACCTATTACGCGGTCAGCCGTGTTACTCCAATTCGCTATACACCACCAGTCTATCCTAAAATTTCGCCCCCATCATAAAGATATTATTTCCAACGTACAAGTTGATTTAACGATTTTGGTTTAGTATAACCACGCCTTTTTAATTGCGCCTTACTTAACGGTTTTTGTTTAGGTTCATTATCAAAATTTTTGTTTTCAGATTCCAATAACATTTTTTGGTAATTGTCGAGTTTCGTATTTCCTTTTCGACCTCTACCTTTGAAAAAAGTTTTTTTACCGTTATAAGGGTTAGTTATATTTCCCATATTACAATATCCTTATGGTGGAGGCGTCGGGTACTGCCCCCGAGTCCTGTCTAGCTTTCGCTCCTCTTCAACGTAACATTAATAAATTATAATCCTTCAGTATAGAAAAGTCAATGGATTTTAGCCGTTTTTCATGGCTCTCCAGATGCCCCAAATAAGAGCACCCCAGAGTACTACCTGTGTAATTGACATACCGCCAAAGAGCACAGCTGCTGCAGCGACACCTACAATAATACCTTCATGTGTAGAATGTTCTGCTAGTCTATCTTTAATCCACTGCATCTTTCTTCCTTTCGGTTGTTAAGATTTCCCCATTACGCAATGGGGCATTTTTATTTATTAAATCATCATCCCAATTAAAGCTATTTCGCATTTCCTTTAATCGATAATGATTCTTGGTACGATCGATGTGAACTGTAACATCTTTCGTACACTCAATCTCTTTGCATACGATAGGAGATATTACTGCCCCTACCAACGTAGCTGCAATAGAGATTGGTTCAAAGGCATTAACGGGTTTCGATTGTAACTGGCTCGACAGGAAACCCACCGCTAGTAAAAGTGTCAATCTTTTCTTCATGTTTAATCTCCTTTGATACCTTGTCAAGATCTTTCCATGCCTTTTCAGACTGGAACTTAGACTGAGCAGCACGAGCAGTCATCAACCGATTGCGAACGATCTTTACTGCTTCCTTTGAGTCAAACGCCAATAGAACATATACGCGATACTGAATACCAGCTGGTTGAATAGCAATCTCGCGTTGTGCGTATCCATTGACTTCTGCATCAGCAACGATGTTCTTTGTAGCCTTCTCGACCTCGTTAAGTACAGCCGCATCAAAATCATCACTACCAACCTTTGCTAGGTATGTTTTCGTCTGACTACGTAGCTTTGAATAGATACGGTCAGCTAGCTGTTCCTTAGCATTGAGTCGAGCAATATCGATAGCAAGCTGTAGGTCTGGCATCACAGAAGTACCAGTGGAGAAAACAACTTCCTTCTCGTCTGGAACCTTAGTAAACCAAGATGGAACGTCATTACTCACCTTCTTGACTTGCTCTTTTTTGTATTCAAAAGTTTCTTTGTCAATAGCAAGAGATAGTTCCTTATCGTTTTTTGAACACGCTGACAGAGCGATTAAACTCACTGCAGCAAATAATACACTCTTATTCATCATAACCTCATTTCAAATGTTGCAGAGTCTCAATAACTTTATCACGAGCACCCGACTCTAAGAAGTAACCCTTGACATTCGTAAAAATATCTGGATAGTAACTACCCACAAAAATTCCAACAACAAATACTATAATGGTCTTCATTCACATATCTCCCTGTGACCATAGAGAACATAACCCTCATCATATTGGATAGTCCCAGCGACTAGCTTACACTTTGGATTGATCTTAATCTCAATAGTCTCGCCATATCCAATCATCTTTTTAGGCAGAGGTACTGCAAAGGTACGAATCTCTTTCTCACTCTTATAATTACACTTCATATTTGTGGTAGACTTAAAGAGTTCGGGCGAGGCTCTATGGTATATCCTTTCCTTTGCTCTCTTGACTGCTCTATCACAACCTTCTTCAGCATTCATCGTAAATGGATTAAAAATAAATGACTCGTTCTGTTTGTACCATTTCTTTTCAACAAGACTCTCTATACTCACATCACATTTCATTTGATTATCATAAACCATTTTTAGAGATTTATCAATAACTTTTGTTGATTCAATTTTCTTTAAATGCATTGATGACACGTCTTTCTCGTAATTACACGGCGAAGCAAACGCTGAGAATGGTAACATACCTACGAGTATAACACTACTGTATCTCATGGCTAACCTTAATCTTAATTGTGTTGCTCTCTGGGCGAACTTTTGTGCGCGTTTGATATATAACATTGTTCAGAACATACGTCACCAGATATCCTTCTAGTACACTCTGTGTCTCATCCCTGTGTTCAGTATGACACTCTTCAACATAGAACTTCGCTGTTGGAGCGGTGACTGTCTTAAACAACCTCTGTAGAATATCATCGCTGTTATAGATTTTGTTTGCGCCAGTTGTTATAGGCACTACCTTCTCAACCAAACCACACTTTTGATAAGGTATTGAAACTTGTTTATTGCGTATCAATGCCTGAACGTCTATAATCTTTCCCTCCAAAGTCTCGGCAGAGACCATAGAAGGAAGCAGAAATAGAGCCATGGCTAGAGTTGTCTTTTTCATAGGAATGACTCGAACCTGACTTGAACCCCGACTTGATCCCAGACTTGAACCCAGACTTGAACCCCGACTTGACTCCTGACTTGACGCCAGACTTGAACCTCGACTTGACTCCTGACTTGATCGCTGACTTGAT